AAATGGTGGCTATCTACAACGAGAACAAAACCAACTTCAGCAAGCGCGCGATCAACAACGTTATCGACGCCCTGAAAATCGTTATCCCGGTAATGGGGGAGCCGCGGCGCAGCCTGATCCCCTTTGCTAACGGCGTCTACGATATGGAAACCGGCGTTTTCTCCGAACACAGCCAGGATAACTGGCTGACCAACCATAACGGCGTGACCTACACGCCGGCGGTACCGGGCGAAAACCTCCGCGACCACGCGCCGAACTTCCATAAGTGGCTAAGTTACGCATCAGATAGAGACGCAATTAAGATGCAGCGCATCGCTGCAGCGCTCTTTATGGTGCTGGCGAACCGGTATGACTGGCAGCTGTTCCTCGAGATAACCGGGGAGGGCGGCAGCGGGAAAAGCGTCTTTACCCATATCGCCACGATGCTGGCCGGCGCGCATAACACCGCCAGCGGGAACATGGCGGCGCTCGACAGCGCGCGCGGGCGGGCGCAGTTCGTCGGCAAGAGCATGATAACGCTTCCTGACCAGCCCAAATATTCAGGAGAGGGCACGGGGATAAAGGCAATTACCGGCGGGGATGCGGTGGAGATAGACCCAAAGCACGAGCACCAGTACACCGCCGTTCTGCGGGCGGTGGTTGTGGCCACGAACAATACGCCGATGATTTTCACCGAACGTGCCGGCGGCGTTTCACGGCGACGCGTAATTTTCCAGTTTAACCGGCGCGTCAGCGAAGAGGATAAAGATCCCGACCTGGCAGAAAAGATATCCGCTGAAATTCCGGTAGTAGTTCGCCGGCTGCTGGCGAACTTTGCGAACCCGGAAAAAGCGCGGGCGCTTCTGCTGGAGCAACGGAACAGCGAAGAGGCATTAGAGGTGAAACAGAAAACGGATCCGCTGTACGCCTTCTGTGCGCATCTGGAGCGCCTGGCTGATTGTGCGGGAATGATGGTCGGAAACCGCAATCCGCCTCACTATCCGCGAATTTATCTCTATCACGCTTATCTGGCATTCCTTGAGGCCAATGGATTCGACAAACCGCTGACGCTGAATAAATTCGCAGAGGGGATGGAAAGTGCGATGAGGGAGTTTAATCACGAGTACCGTAAGGAACGGAGAGCACGTGGCATGGTGACTAACGTCGAACTTTCGGAAAGTGCGGAAGACTGGTTACCTCAGACGCATCCTGTAGCCGGTCATAAAGAATGAAGTTCAGATAAATATGGAGAAAGGTATACATGGTATACATCGAGAGAATAATTTATAAATAAATCAGTTAAATAAGCCATGTACACCTTGTTTTCAGGTATACACAGGGTGTACATGGTGTTCATTCTCTCATTAATCATCTGATGGTTTATTAAACAGAATGATGTATACCGTGTAGACCTGAAATCCCAAAATGTAGGCTGGTATTCATGGGTTAATGTATTGTTTTATAAGTAATTTGTTGCCTTTGTGAACACCATGTATACCTTGAGGGCAAATTCTTTAAAACGCATCCACTCTTTTCACGTTGTGAACCCCTGCTATTTCATTAATATCGTTTCATAAATCGCAATTTATTATTTGATTGTTGCGATTAATGAAACTTTAAAGATCGCTTTAACAGGGGGCATCATGAGCAAGGTTAACGTTAAGCCCGTCCTGCTGAACGGGGAGCAGATTCAGGCTCTGAAAACCATTCAGGAGAGGGAGCGCCAGAAGTCGGGCATGGGGATCGCGCCGTCAATCCATGCTGTTGCGCGCAAGGTATTTGATGCAGGGCTATCAAAAATGGAGGCTGGCCAGTGAGCTACTCAATCAAGATAGGGAAACACAGTATCGAGCTGGCAGGTTATGCCGGTAAGGTTGTTGCGCCAAATACTCAGATGGCCGCTTTATTCCGTGGTATGGCAGGCGAACTCACCAGCCTGAGGACAACGGCCCAGCAGGCCGAAGCTGAGGCGGATTTGCTGGACGTTATCCGCAACGATCCGGATCTGAACGAACAGGCAAAAAATCGCAGGGCAGGTGAAGCCCGGAACCCGGACACGCTCAAAGACTTTACCCGCGGGGTGGCAGCCGTAAGCGAGCAGGCCGCAAACATTCTCGATTACCTGAAGAACAAGCTCGCTCCGGTTAATCCACTGGCATCTGATGATGTTCAGGGATTCATGCGTGACAGCGAGATGCGCCAGGCATTCGCCCGACTGGATCGCCGCAGCCAGGAAAAAATGCTGCTGTCGATGCACAGTGGAAAGCATCAGGAGCTGGCGGACGCCTTACTGAGGGCGCACGCGGTGTGTTCGGGGCTCGATACGGAACAGCTAAAACGTCTCGGCTTTTCCCGTATAGCATCAGAGAACGGGCAGGTAATTAGCGCGGTTGCCGATCTGGTCGACGCGGTAAGGAAGGACGTCGCACAAATTACAGCTGTCCGAACCTGGTATAACAATCTCGTTTACGGGAAGAACGACGATCCATCAGAAGTTCTGCCCCGCATGACCGGCCTTGATCAGTTAAGCGAACATGTCAGCGCGATGCTCAAAGGCAGCCAGCGGCAGACACATTCAGAAGAGAAGCAGGCCGCCTGAGGGCGGCTTTTTTCTGCCCGGAGGGAAACATCACGATGCTATTAAGTAAATCAGCCTACGCCAGGCATATGGGCGTCAGCCGGCAAACTGTTTACGGCTGGATAGCCCGCGGTGAAATTGTAATTTCAGGCGATAAAGTGGATGTCGAAGCATCGCAGGCTAAACAAAATTCTGCTGGTGCTGGCGAACACCAAACTGAAATGACGTGGGCGCAGGCTGCCGCATGGGTATGGAAGCATGACGGCGGGAAAGAGCTGCCGGCTGATATTGATGCTAGCCAGCGAATAGAGGCAGCAGCCGCTGAGCTGGGTTTTGATGTTCAGCACGAGCCCGATGAACAATTGCTGATTCTCTTCCGGCCGGATGAAGAAACCCACAGCTTCTATGGCAAAGACCGTGCAGCAGGCGCTTTACGGTTTCTTCGTTCTGAGCTGGCTTACGTTGCCACAATGCACCCCGATACGCTGGATGACTGGAACAAAACTGGTTTAATGTCACTCTGCCTGCTGGACGGCGAAAAACTGTAACCCCCCCAGCCCCTCAAACTTGACACTTTTTCGCGAGAAACTGGGAAAAGTGTCAACCCAACCTAACGGATCCTGACGCCTGCGAACAGCAGCTAGAGCAGAAGTGTAAAGGGCTGGCGTTGAGATTTGTTGAGCCTTGGCTGTTAGCTTTTGTTAACCCTGATGCTAAGCAGGGCAGGTGTCCGCCTGTTATGGTTTGTTATGCTTTACTAGGGAAAACTAGGGGGAAAGTGTCAACCTCTCCCCCTTTAGAAAACTTCAGGTACAACTCGTTGGTTGCATCTGTCAGAACCTGTCACCCGCTGGCTATACCAGCGGGAATTTTTGGCTCTAAACGCTCTAAGTTACAGTTGATGTGATCAGTTAATTTTATCTGATCCGTCCAAATTTAACTTAAGTTCCACTTTAACAAGAGACAACCTAACAAATCGGAGGTGAATTCTTTGTTGATTTGATAAATGAAATGTGGCATGAATGTTTTTTTTATTTGAAATTTCAACGATAAAGGATCTCGTTTTATGAAATTAATTACTGACATGGAAGCTGATGAAGCTAAGGACTTTTTCTTAAAACATAATAGCTATTGCAGTTTTCCACTGCCCGTTTACTTTGACTTTTCCCCGCTTTTAGATGCAGTAGATAAATCACTTAAAAGAAAACGAAATGGCATCAAGGATATTGGATATAAAAAAGCATGTGAATACGAGGATGTTAATTACACTCTCCAAACTAATAAGGATGGTCATTATTCGTGGAGGCCATTTGATTTAATTCACCCAGCAATATATGTTCATCTGGTAAATAAAATAACCGAGGAGGATGCTTGGGAGTTATTACTTGAGCGATTTTCTGTTTTTAGTCTCAATGATAAAATTACCTGTGCAAGTTTACCGAGAGAGTCTGATAATGAAGATGTTTCTGATAATGCTGAAACAGTGTCAGGATGGTGGCGAGATGTAGAACAAGCATCTATCAATAAGGCCTTAGACTTCAAGTATTTATTTACTACAGACATAGCAAATTTTTATCCATCAATTTATACGCATTCTATTCCTTGGGCAATACATACAAAAGAAGAGGCCAAAGGTATTAGAGGTGATGATGCGAATCTCGGAAATCGCATCGATCACGCATTAAGACAGATGCGTTGGGGGCAGACAAATGGCATCCCACAAGGTGCCGTTCTGATGGACTTTATTGCAGAAATAATCCTCGGTTACGCTGATGAATCTCTAACAGAGAAGTTAGAAGAAGAAGATATTACGGAATATAATATTATTAGATATCGCGATGATTATAGGATTTTTACACAAAGTAAAGAGGATGCTGAGGCAATAGCGAGACACCTAACTGTAATTCTACAAAAATTGGGTCTTCAACTTAACGCTTCTAAAACATCGCTTTCCGAGGATATAATTCTCAATTCGATGAAAACGGACAAGCAAGAAGCTTTAATGCTTTTTGGAAAAAATGTGTACGCCACAACTATTCAAAAAACGCTGTTAAAACTTTTAATTTTTTCACGGAAGTATAAAAATTCTGGGCAACTCCCTAAATATCTCTCTAAAATAAATAAACGTTTGGAACGGATGAATGAATTAAAAGAAGATGTTTTACCGATAATAAGTATAATTACAGACATAATGGTTAACAATCCACGAACTTTTCCATCATGTGCATTAGTTCTTAGTAATGTACTGAAATTTGTGGAAGAAAATGATCAAAAAATTGAGCTGTTATCACAAATCAGAAGTAAATTCGAGCCTGTCTTGGGCACCGGGATTTTAGATATCTGGTTGCAGCGAATTTCTTATCACATTGATAACTCGATAGATTATGATGAGAAGCTTTGCTCTGTCGTATCTGGTGAGTATGATGAGCCTCATGAGCAAATATGGAATTCAGAATGGATTACCGACAACAATTTTAGAAATGTCGTTTTAGCTACAGAGTTTATCGATTCAGATGAGCTTGAAAACTGTGAGTCAGTAATACCAGAAGATGAGGTTGTACTTTTCCCGTATGACCATGAGTTTGAAGATGAAGATCTCGATGATGAAGATTAAACATTATAATATGTTATGAAATTGCTGGAGTAATTCTAGTTAAGGGGTATATCCCCTTAACTAGAATACTGCGGGGGATATACAAAGTGGTCTGGGGGTACTTTTGGGGGTATGTTAAAAGGTGTTACGATAACAAACTCATTATAAATCAAGGCTATAGTGTGTTATGATGTGTTCCTATTATCGGCACCATCTAAAAAATCAATCACTTAGCGCAAAATATCTAACAGATTGTATCTTCAATTATCATTCTTGATAATACTTGGTAGACGCCTTTGCGTTGTATCGGCTTAAGCCCGAA